GAAAAAAACGCTTGGCGTTCTTTCAAGATCGATAGTATAATATCATTCCAACCTTTGTGAGGATATCATGTACCAACGTAAAGCTAATATGAAACCTGCAGCTTTGCAGGATGGTTGTAACGTATCTCTGCGCTCTCTCATTGCGTTTATTGAAGACTGTGAGAAGACCCTCAAAGCTAAGGGTCAAGAAGATGAGGCGTTCCGTTTCGAGTGTATTGCTGAGTATCTGAGAAAAGATTTTAGCCCTTCTAAGGGTTTAACCTTCAAGTCAGGGGTGCTTGGATTATAAATACTAAAAACATCACAGGATTATTGCATGCACTATAAACAAGTATTGCAGTAGTAAGGAAAGGCACACTAGCTTAGGCTGTGTGCCTTTTTTGTTTTCTAAACTCTAACAAGAAGGACAGCGCATGAAACACAAAGCAAGAACTGCTGAAGCCTCCATCCACCAATTTCCAGATCAAACGAAAAGGAAACTCAAACTAAAAATCGATGACTTAAACGTCTTTGATGCTCTCACCAAAAACCAATCTAAATTCTTTGAACTATACAAACAAGGAGCACAAGCAATTATGCTGCATGGTGCAGCTGGTACTGGTAAAACGTTTATTGCGCTTTACAAAGCACTGGAAGAGGTTATGGATAGAAGTAACCCATACCAGAAAGTAGTGTTGGTCAGATCTGTAGTTCCTTCCCGAGAAATTGGTCACCTACCAGGAGATGAAAAAGAAAAGACAGATGTTTATGTAGCACCTTATAGAGCCATTTGCCAGGATCTTTTTGATACTGAGCAAGCATATGAAAGGTTGGTGGAGCAGAAGAATATTGAGTTTATGATTACTTCGTTTGTTAGAGGCATCACTATTGATAACGCTGTCATCATAGTTGACGAATGTCAGAACATGAATTTCCAAGAGCTCAGTTCTATTATTACTAGAGTAGGAGAAAACACAAAGATTATATTCTGTGGTGATTTCAAACAAACCGATCTATGCAAGAAGCATGATCAATCAGGCCTCAAGGATTTCGTAGAGGTAGTTAACAAAATGCCATCATTCAGAAATGTTGAATTTGGTATTGAAGATATTGTTCGCAGTTCTCTTGTAAAGGAGTTTATTGTAGCAAATTTACATATTCAATCTATAAAAAGTTGACTTTCTATAGGAGATAAGGTATAAATAGGGATGCGTTGCCTTCGGGGACGCATTCTTAATTTAACCTTGCTTAATAGGAGGTCTTCAATGACTAATCTAGTAGACGCACTCGCTAACACTTTTGCTTTCGGCCCTGGCTTCAAATACGGAACAAAAGACATGGACAAATTCTTTGTTGGTTTTGATGAGCAATTCAACAAAATGGCAAAGCTACATGATGAAGTAACAAAAAACATTCCCAACTACCCTCCATACAATATCAAGAAAGTAAGCGATAGTAAGTATACTATTGAGCTTGCAGTTGCTGGTTTTGCCAAGCAAGATATTGAACTTGAGTTTGTCGATAACAAATTAATTATTACTGGCAAAGCATCAGATGATAGTGAAAATGAGCACTTCCTGTTCAAAGGAATTGCTAATAGAGCATTCACTCGTACATTTGTTCTTGACGACCAAGTCGAGATTCAAAACGCTGAGATGTTGAATGGAATGTTAAAGATTTTCCTTGAGCGTATTATTCCAGAGCATAAAAAGCCCAAGAAAATTGAAATCAATGAGAAACCTTCAAATGGGAACAAAGAGTTCTTGACGGAGGAAAAATGAGCGAATTTATTCAGAACATTCTCGAAGTGACGAGGAAGTTTCTGTTTAATGAACCAAGCTCAGCACAATTTTCCAAAACAGAACTTCAGTACTTGAATCAATCTGTTGACCACTGTGACCTTGAGCACAGAATGAAACAGCTTGAAAGAAAGCACACCCACCTTCGTTATTAACATAAGGGGACGCAATGTCCCCTTTCTTTAAGGAAATATATGAGCGTACGAGTAATAAGACTTGTCAATGGTGAAGAACTAATTGGTGAGCTTGAACTGGTTAAAAAAAATAATCATCACAACGATTACAAACTCTCTAAAGTAGGTGTTGTATCATTAGTACCAACACAAACAGGAGTGGGTATTTCTTTATATCCCTTTGCACCATACTCAGATGATGATGACTTTATTTTTCGACATGAGCATGTTGTAACATCATTTGGTCCTTCAGTAGATCTTCTAAACAATTATAATAAAATGTTTGGATCTGGTATCCAGATTGCTTCTACAGGATCGTTGATAAAATAATTACCCATCTGTATAATAATGGTTTTAGTGAGGGTACATGCGCTTCTATACAAACGTAAATGTTGTTGGTGATTCTGTCTTTGTGAGAGGATATGATGGGGATAAGCGCTTTGAGCTCAAGGCACCTTATCACCCATACATCTTTGTTAACTCAAACAAGAAAACCAATTACAAAACACTCAATGGTAAATCTGTTGAGCGGATTGAATTTGAAAGTATCAAGAACTCACGTGACTTCATTGATAATTACTCAAACGTGAGTGGGTTCGAGATACACGGCTCAAATCTCTTCACCTACCAAGCAATCTACGATCTTTACAAGGGTGAGGTAGTTTATGATGTAGATCGTATCAATGTTGTTTCACTTGATATTGAGACATCAACCCTCAACGGTTTCCCTAACCACGAGCTTGCCGATAAAGAGGTAATTACACTATCTCTTAGGAAAAAAGGAAAGGTAATTGTACTAGGTACAAGACCCTATACTCCTAAATCAAATGACATTGTATATTGGCAATGCCGTAATGAGATTGATTTGCTTCAGAAGTTTCTTCAGATATGGAACTCTGATAAATGGAAGCCAGATGTTGTTACTGGATGGAATGTAGAGTACTTCGATATTCCATATCTCTACAGACGCATATCTAACATGCTTGGTAAGAAAGAAGCAGATAAATTATCTCCATGGAAGATTGTTCGTGAACGTCAGGTTGGTGGAGAAGGATCGTCGAAGGTATATGATCTGATAGGTATTTCAGTTCTCGACTATCTTGCTCTGTATAAGAAGTTTTCTTACACTCCTCAAGAATCATATAAACTGGATCATATTGCTGAGTACGAGCTTGGTGAAAAGAAACTTGACTACTCAGAATATGAGACGATGCATGAGTTCTATGTAAACAACTTTGAGAAGTTTGTAGACTATAACATACATGACGTTGTCCTTGTTGATAAACTTGAAGAGAAGTTAAAGTTTATTGAGCAGGTATTTGCTATCTCATATGACGCCAAGGTCAATTACAACGATACATTTACCACTGTCCGTATATGGGATGTTATTATTACAAACTATCTAATGGACAATTGAACGCGAAGAGCTTGATCAACGTGCTTCTGATGATAAAAGACTTGGTCCGATTGTTGGTGCGTATGTAAAAGACCCACAGGTTGGTATGCATGAATGGGTTTGTTCATTTGACCTTAACAGTCTATACCCTCACTTGATTATGCAGTACAACATTAGTCCGGATACATTCATAGACATGGAGGATGGTATCTCCATTGAGCGTATGCTTGATAAGGCTATTGGATCTAATCTTGAATCTAAGCTCAGAGAAAAGAACTATACAATTACACCCAAGGGTGCTCTATTTACAAAAGATAGAGTTGGCTTCTTAGCTGAGCTGATGGAGACCATGTATAATGATCGTTCTGCTTGGAAGAAGCGAATGATTGAAGCAAAGAAGAAGTATGAGCAGACACCTACTCGTGAGCTTGAAAATGAGATCGCAAGATGTAACAACATGCAGATGGCAAAGAAGATTCAGCTGAACTCTGCCTATGGTGCTCTTGGTAATGTTTTCTTCAGATGGTATCAACGTGATCTAGCAGAAGCAATCACAACATCTGGTCAGTTGTCTATTCGTTGGATGGAAAAGAATATCAATCAATATCTTAACAAGCTGTTTAAAACAGATAACGAAGACTATGTGATTGCTTGTGATACTGACTCTATGTACATCCGTCTTCAGCGACTAGTGGATCAAGTATTTGATAAAGATGCTGATGTGAATAAGGTTGTAAAGTTCCTTGATGATGTTTGTGAAAAGAAACTACAACCGTTCATTGACAACACCTTCAATGACCTTGGTGAGTACATGATGGTCATGAAACAGAAGATGGTGATGAAGCGAGAGGCTATTGCTAACAAGGGTATATGGACTGGAAAGAAACACTACATCCTCAATGTGTTTAACAATGAGGGTGTTTCATATACTCAACCAAAGTTAAAGATGCAAGGTATTGAAGCGGTTCGATCTTCTACTCCTTCTGTTTGCAGAAGGAACTTTAAGAATGCTCTTGATGTGATTATGAATCATGATGAGAAAGCCATTCATAAGTTTGTTAGTGACTTTAAACATGAGTATATGCTTTTACCTTTTGAAGATATTGCTTTCCCACGTTCAGTTAAGGACCTTAACAAGTACAAAGACAGCGCATCGATCTATAGGAAATCAACTCCTATTCACGTCAAGGGATCGTTGATATACAATAGCCTTCTTAAAGAAAAGAAACTTGAAACTAAATATCAAACCATTAAAGATGGTGATAAGATCAAGTTCATATATCTAAAAGCACCGAACCCAGCAAGAGACACTGTTATATCTTGCCCAAGCACTTTACCAAAAGAGTTTAGTATAGAACCTTACATTGATTATGATCTTCAGTTTGAGAAATCATTCCTCGATCCAATCAAAGGTATATTAGATGCTATTGGATGGCATATAACAGAACGTAGAGCAACCCTAGAACAATTCTTCGAATAGGAAAACAATGGCTAAGATTACTATAGACTTAGACGACGCGTACACTGACTTTGGATTTTCAGCTGTAAGTGAAGATGAACTCAAATCAATGGAGCGTCAGCTTCAACAGCAAGTCCAACAAAAAGAACAAGAGTTATCGTTGACTTCCAAAGAATATAAAGATAAACTGGAAACTCTTTATAAACTAATTATGCCACTGCTACTCAATCTTGCTAAAGATGATGATAAAGAATACATCTACTGGCCAGAAAGAACCAAGAAAATGAAAGCATTCATTGATAAGGTGGATAAACTAGTAAACAATGATTAACTATCTTGCTTTAGTTGTTGCTGTAGGTCTCTCTTCTGTAGCAGCTTACTTTTCTATACTTGGACTCACTGCAATCTTTGCAGCTTCATATTGGCCTGTTATTATTATGGGATCAATGCTCGAGGCTGCTAAGGTTGTTGCTGCTTCATGGGCATTTCGTAATTGGAATGTAGCTCCTGCGTTCATCAGATACTATCTCGTAGCGGCTGTTGCTATTCTAATGATGATCACATCAATGGGTACGTTTGGGTATCTTTCCAAAGCTCATATTGAACAAACCTCATCTGTTGGTGATATTGCGGCTCAGGTTGCAGTGTATGATGAAAGGATCAAGAATCTAAATGAAAACATCGAGGCTAACCGTAAACTTCTTAAACAGTTTGACGAGGCAGTTGACCAGGTCATGTCACGCTCGACGGATTCTAAGGGGGCGGAACGCTCGCTCCAAATTAGAAAATCACAACAGAAAGAGCGTAGCCGCCTCATGGAAGAAATTTCTACTCTACAAAAAGAGGTTGGGAGGCTTAGTGCTGAGAGATCCCCACTGGTTTCGCAAGTCAAAAAAGTCGAGAAAGAGGTCGGTCCAATCAAGTACATCGCAGAACTTTTTATTGATAGGGCTGATGATTCGTTTTTGGAGAAGACGGTCCGCTGGGTTATTATAATGATTGTGACTGTATTTGATCCTCTGGCTGTGCTGTTGCTTATTGCAGCCAATATGGGTATAATACGACAAGGTAGGATTAGTAATATGAACAACACACGGGCTGCAAATATAGAAGTGAATAGAGATCTTGCTGCTGAGAGAAGGTTCAAAAAGCTACAAGAGCTAACTGGCAAGGCAAGCCGCAGTAAAGTTACTATTGACAAAAACAAGATAAGGAAGATGACATGAGTTTTTTAAAGAGTTTGATTAAGGAGATTGGTGATGAGGACACTTATTTGGCCAGTGACGGCGGTGGTAGTGCTGAGTATTCTGGTTGTATTGATACTGGCAGCTATATTCTCAACGCTCTTCTCTCTGGCAGCATCTATGGCGGCGTACCTGATAATAAAATTACTGCATTTGCAGGAGAGTCCGCTACTGGTAAAACTTTCTTCGTACTTGGTATCGTTAGAGCCTTCCTTGACAAGAACCCAAACGCAGCAGTCGTCTACTACGATACAGAAGCAGCCGTCACCAAAGCAATGATGGAATCTCGTGGCATTGATACAACACGTGTTATCATTGCTGAGCCAGATACAATTCAAAAATTTAAAACTCATGCTTTAAAGTTGATTGAGGCCTATGAGAAGCAGCCAGAAGATACACGTCCTAAGATGATGTTCGTGTTAGATAGTCTAGGATTGTTGTCAACATCAAAAGAGATGGAAGATTCTCTTGATGGTAAAGATGTAAGGGACATGACAAAGTCGCAAGTTATCAAAGCTGCTTTTAGAGTACTGACATTGAAGTTGGCAAAGGTCAAAGTACCTATGCTTGTTACTAACCACGTGTATGAGGTGATTGGATCGTATGTACCAACAAAAGAACTCGGAGGCGGAACAGGTCTCAAGTATGCTGCCAGCACTATTGCAATGCTCTCTAAAAAGAAAGAGAAGGATGGCGATGGAGACATCATTGGTAACCAAATCAAAATCAAAACATACAAGTCGAGACTCTCAAAAGAGAACCAAGACGCAACTGTGCTACTTACTTACGACAAGGGCCTAGATAGATACTTTGGTTTACTAGACCTTGCTGAAGAAGCTGGTGTAATTAAAAAAGTATCAACACGGTATGAGTTGCCAGATGGGCGTAAAGTATTTGGTATAGAGATTAACAATAATCCAGAACAATACTTTACAGAAGAGATTTTGCAACAGCTAGAGAACTACGCAAAAGGAAAGTATAGTTATGGATCCCAAGTCGGAACATTACAAGATAACCTTCAAGAATCAGAGTGACCAGATAGGCTTCAAGTTCTTTTTTAATGACAGAGACATACTGGACTTTCTTAAGACGAGACCTAATGGTGCACTAATACTCAAATTGGAGCAATATGATAGAGAAACTGATACTTTCCACCTTATTAAGTAATGAGGAGTATGGCCGAAAGGCCATTCCTTTTTTAAAGTCGGAGTACTTTCAAGAAAGAACTATACGAGCGCTATACGATAGTATCGATACGTTTGTAAAGCAGTATAACAAGTTTCCTAGTAAAGAAGCACTTGTTATTGAATTAGATAATGACAAATCAATAGCGAGTATCTTCAGTGATGTTGAATCGCTAGTAACTGATCTTGAAGATACTCCTTCAACCAATCTCGAGTGGCTCTTAGACCAGACAGAGAAGTTCTGTCAGGATAAAGCAATTTATAATGCTATCATGAAGTCCATTCAGATCATCGATACGGACAAAGATAATCATAGCAAGGGTGCTATACCTCAAATTCTATCTGACGCTCTTGCTGTATCTTTTGACTCCAACGTGGGTCATGATTTTTTAGAAGACTTTGAGTCTCGATATGACTTTTATCACAAGAAAGAAAAACGTGTTCCATTCGATCTGGATTACTTTAACAAGATTACTAAGGGAGGACTCCCAACTAAGACCCTTAATGTGGTACTTGCTGGTACTGGTGTTGGTAAGTCTCTCTTCATGTGTCATTGTGCTGCAGCTAACCTCTTTAAAGGACATAATGTTCTTTATATAACAATGGAAATGGCTGAGGAGCGTATTGCTGAACGTATTGATGCAAGAAGACTAACGGTAAGTTAATAATTAAAGAATATCCTACAGCATCTGCTGGTGCCGGTCACATGAGACATTTGTTGAATGAGTTGAAACTTAAACGAAACTTCAAACCAGATATCATATACATTGATTATCTTAATATTTGTATTTCTTCGAGATTGAAATATGGTGCAAATGTCAACTCTTATACATACATCAAGGCTATTGCAGAAGAGCTGAGAGGTCTTGCTGTTGAGTTTGATGTCCCGATCGTTACAGCTACACAGACTACTAGAAGCGGATTTACTAGTAGTGATCTGGGCCTTGAAGATACCAGTGAATCATTTGGCCTTCCAGCCACAGCTGACTTTATGATTGCATTGATAAGTTCAGAAGAGTTGCAGGACCTCAACCAATTCATGGTTAAGCAGCTTAAGAACCGCTTTAATGATCCAGGGACTCATAGAAGATTTGTTATAGGCGTTGACAGGTCTAAGATGAGACTGTATGATGTAGAACAGACAGCACAAGAAGATGTGCTTGATGATGATACACCAGTATTCGATAAATCAGATTCCGGAATGAGAATCAAATCAGAAAAAGGTAAGTTTAAAGATGCTTTTAAATCGTTTAGTTAGCATATTCTGGTTTCTGATTATGTTCACAATAGTATTCTCCATATCAACTTTCTTTCTAACAGTTAACCATGTCATTAGTTATGTTAGCAGGTTGTTTGATTTACCTATGGTTGTAATCTATACGATGATAGAAAGACAAAATGAGGCTGAGGACGAGAAAGTTTAATAATCGAAAGCTATCCAGTATACTTCGAACAGCAACTAAATTTTATATTCAACACCTACTTCCAAACTATAAACACAGTCTTTTCAAAATTGACATAATTGGTGTAAAAAATTTAGAAGCGGATGGTACATTCGAGAAAATATCAACGAACAGATATACTATAGAGCTGAGGACTGATTTAGATATACAAATAATGCTACTAACGCTTGCTCATGAATTGGTTCACCTTAAACAATATGCAACCAATGAATTGAGAAGCCGGGTGGTTGCTGGCCAGCTTGTTGATATATGGAAAGGCAAGCGGTACAGGAATCTCAAATACGATGACCAACCGTGGGAGATAGAAGCGTTACAAAAAGAACAAGATTTGTTCGAAGATTTCATATCCGAGTGTTATGCGTCTGGAAAATTGATAAATAAGCTAGTGAAACTGCGCGGTTTCACCCGTTGACCTAATTCCCACTTTCCATTATAGTAATAATACATTACTAACTCGGAGCTTCTATGTCTAAGACTTTTGTTGCTATTTTAGCAATGTATTTTATTTTTGTGATTAGCAATGACCCAGCAGAGAAACGTGCAGTAATCCAGCCCGCGCAGACGTTATCTCCTGATATGATGAATCTACTATCAACAGCTAAGAAGTATACTAACTATCAGGGAACTCTTAGTCTACCGCACGTCAGCGAGGTTTCTCAGAAAAAGCTAGAGGAGATGTACTGCAATAACCGTCCTCGCTGTCCAGTATCTGCTCTTTACTTCCAAGGTCAGATATTCTACAGTGACCGTCTAGATATGCAGGACTTGTTATCACGTTCTATCCTCCTCCATGAGTTCGTACACCACGTACAGAATGAAAGACACGGTGATACATACGATTGTGATATGTGGAAAGCAAAAGAGTTAGAAGCATACAAAATACAAGCTCAGTTTCTTAGGAAACATGGATATAATGACCAAATCATTCGCGATGTTGTAAAGACATTGAGATGCCCTATTAAAGGATAAGCATGACAAATAAAGTGAGTGAAACCACTGCAGCTACAGCGCAAGATGATGTTGATTTGCTATTATATAAATCTGGATCGTTTTATCTTTCCGGTGACATCGATGAACATTCTGTTTCAGATTGCATAAAGTGGATACTGGCTGAAAATATGGCCAACCGTCATACGCATCTGAACTTGTACATAAACAGTCTTGGTGGTGACCTATACCAGGCTTTTGGTCTTATTGACCTGATAAAAGCTAGTAGAATTCCTGTACACACAATAGGCGTAGGTAGTTTGATGAGTGCTGCATTTCTTATCTTTATTTCTGGTTCAAAAGGCAATCGAATTATGACTAAAAATACTAGCGTCATGTCTCACCAGTTCTCAACCTATTATGAGGGTAAAGAACACGACGTTAAAGCTTCAGAAAAAGAAACTAGATATATTAAGCAGCGTATGTTAGATGTTATTAAACAAAGCTGTACAATGGACGAGAGAATGATAAAGCGAAAGCTACTTCCACCATCCGATGTCTGGCTATCTGCAGATGAATGCGTGGAGTTAGGTGTAGCAGATGCAATCTTCTAGTAAAATTGACCCACTTCGGTGGGTTTTTTTATGATATAAATAGAAGATAATGTTACGGAGTATGCAATGAAATCATTTTTTCAATTCATTTTAGAATCAGTTTTAGTTGAGAAAGCACCTACACCATCAACAGGTGCTCTCGAAGCAGCTAATAAAACAAACACAGCATTCGGAGATGCTTATGAGACAGCAACTGTCCTTCTTCTTCATAATAATACAGCTGCCCAGCATAATAAAGATAAAAACTACCTAGCTTCCATTGAGCATGTGAAACAAAAACATGAAAAAGCTATGGCCAGTCTGCCTTCTAATAAAGCAGGTGATGCGCTCACGTTTGCAAGACGATCAGTGCATGCATATCTTGGAACACTATCGCATCAGGGCATTACTCAAGATCATATACATGAGGTTCATCATACAAGCCAAGGTATCAGTTCACATTTAGGTAAAACAGTCGATAGAGCAAGTAATCCTCACGATCTGTTAATAAAGGGTTCTAAAGATGGTAAATCTTTCATGCACGGTGCATCTCTCAAAGCTAAATCAGGTACTGCATCAAACAATTCAGTAGCTGCTTTTGAAAGAGCAAGTAATGCAGGTGATTCAAAACTTGGAGTAAAGACTAATATTTCTAAGCATTGGGAAGAAGGTAAGAAGAATGCTGGGTTGGTTGGTAAGACTGCTAAAGCGATAAAAGAACTACGCCATGATCCAGAAGTCAAAGAAGCTAATAGAAAAACTCAAAATGCATCAGCTGGTACACATGCAGAGGATTTTAACAACGCTAGTCACGAGGCTAAGCAGAAACACATGCTACACTTCTTAAAAGCAAATCCAATCCTTCCATACCATTATGTTGTTGGTAATAAGGGTACATCAACACCTATCAAAACACATCCAGCTGTTCAAGCTATCCACAATTCCAAATCATTAACTGCCACTACAAAGAACAATGTAGTTCATTTCCACAATGAAAAAGGTGAACACATTGCTTCTGCTGAGCATAGAACAACTCATGGACCTTTTGTGAGTCCACAAGTTAATTTTAAATTTGGAACAATGAAAGCTGCAAAATAATGCGTCATATATTCTATCTACTGAAAGAATCAGCAGCCAACGAAGAGAAGTTAAAGCATCTTGAGCATGCAGAAGACCATCCTATCAACGCTGGTGTTGATGGATACAAACATGCTGTCAACACTCTTACCGCTGTACATAAAACACTCACAGGTCAAAAGGGTGGTGCTGATCTAATGACCAAATATGATGGCAGTCCGAGTATTGTATTTGGACATCATCCACAGACTGGTAAGTTCTTTGTTGCATCCAAATCTGCGTTCAACAAAGATCCAAAGATTAACTATACTGACGAAGACATTGAAACTAATCATGGTCATGCTCCTGGTCTAGTATCTAAACTAAAGACCGCACTAGCCCATCTTCCAAAAGTTAGCCCTCAGAAAGGCGTCTTTCAAGGAGATGTGATGCATACATCTGAGGATGTGGAAGAGAAGGGTGGTAAGGTTCACTTTAAACCAAATCTAATTAAGTACTCTACACCAGCCGACTCAGCAGAAGGTAAGAAGATTAAGAACTCCAAGATTGGTGTTTATGTCCATACAGGATATGAGGGTGGTGATGTTGAGTCCATGAAAGCAAACTATACTCCAAATCTTTCTGGTTTTGCTAACCACGACAGTGTCCATATGATGAAATGGGGATATGACACAAAGAATTCAGACTATAATGAAGATGCTCAGAAGCAATTTAAAAGACATTTAGAAGATGCAACGGATGTTGGTAAGAAACTAAAACCTAAAGATTATGCAGCTATTGAACCTCACACCGAACATATAAAAACTTACATCAACAAGACAGTAAGAGATGATTCAACCCCTACTGCAGAAGGTTTGTATGATCATGTCAGAGACCAGCATGAAAAGGGTATTGAAAAGGTCAAAACTCAAAAAGCAAAAGATCAAAAGACTCAAGCAATGAATACGCAGCTAGGTCATATAAGAGCTAACACTGAGGCTATCAGCAATGTGTTTGCAATGCATCATCACCTACAGAAAGCAAAGGATGTCTTAGTCAATGCTATGTCTCATGGCCAAGACTTCGAACATCATATTGGTGATACAAAAACAAAACCAGAAGGATTTGTTGCTGTTGTAAATAATAGACCAACTAAGCTGGTTGATAGAAACGAGT